TGGTGTTGTTAATTTGTTTAGATTGGATTCGCCATCACAACCAGTAATTGTGAGAAGAAATGTTGGTACAATTGACTACATTAAAGGTGAAATTAAACTCAACCCAATTAATATAACATCAACAATATTGAATAGAGGTTTCCCTCTTATTGAAATTTCAGCGGTGCCTTATTCAAATGATATTATTGGATTACAAGATCTTTATTTGCAACTAGATATTAATAACACATCGATTAATTCTATTTCGGATAGGATTTCTTCTGGTAATGATATTTCTGGTTCGAACTATATCGTATCTTCAAGTTATGCAAATGGAAGTTTAGTTCGCGGAAGAGTTGTTACAAGAACCAATGGTTCTACAACTTTCACAACCACACAGGCAACGAGCGCAACATTTTCTTCAAACTATTAATGTCGTAAGATGATATCAACAGATTTAAAAAGAGTTCAGGTTCAAGATATTGTAGAAAATCAACTCCCTGCATTTGCTAGGGAAGATTTTCCCTTAATTGTAGAATTTTTAAAGCAATACTACATTTCACAGGAATATCCTGGTGCTTCTGTTGATTTAATTCAAAATATAGATCAGTATTTAAAACTTGAGACATTAACCAACAATACAAGTTCAACATTATTGGCTAGTGATATATCATTCTCCGATACTACTATTGAAGTAGGATTTGATATTTCGTCTAATATTTTTGGAACATATCAATTTCCAGAAAAATATGGATTAATCCAGATTGATGATGAGATTATTCTTTATACTGGAAAAACTAGAAATTCTTTCACTGGATGTGTAAGAGGATTTAGTGGAGTAAAATCTTATAGAAACTTAGATTCCTCAGATAAACTTACTTTCTCTGAATCTGAGATTGCAGAGCATACTCAAGGAGCAGAGATTGTAAACTTAAGTGCTCTTCTTTTTGAAGAATTTCTTACTAAAATTAAATATCAATTTTCTCCAGGGTTCCAAAACAGAGAGATTGATTCTGATGTAAATCAAAGACTGTTTATATCAAAATCCAAAGACTTTTATAAAACAAAAGGAACTGATGATTCTTTCAGAATTCTTTTTGGTGCTCTGTATGGAGAAGATGTAGAAGTCATTAAACCCAAAGACTTTTTATTCAGACCATCTGATGCACAGTATCGAGTCACCAAAGATTTAGTTGTTGAAGCGATTTCTGGCGATCCATCAACTTTAAAAAATCAAACTTTATTCCAAGATGCATATGATTCATATGATATACAAAAGTCATATGCTTCTATCACAGATGTTGAAAAATTAATCTACGGAGATAAAAGTTTTTATAAACTAAGTGTTGACTTCGATTACTCAAAAGATATTACATTTGATGGTAGTATTCTTGGAAATTTCTCCGTTCACCCCAAAACTAGAATTGTCAATCAAGTCTCTGCTGGTTCTTCAGTTATTGATGTTGATTCTACAGTTGGATTCCCAGAAACTGGAGAGCTCGTTGTAACTTATTCTACAGGAACTTCAGGCACATTAAGTTATACCTCAAAGTCAATAAACCAGTTCTTTGGTGTTGGTTTAGCAAATACAACAACTGTAGGAACTGCGTCCGAAACTACAATTAATTCTGAATCAGATATCAGATTAAATGCTTATGCTTATGCATATGTTGGAGTTGGGACTGCAAACAGAGTTGATATGAGAGTTGGTTCTGTTCTTTCAGAGCCAGTTATTGATGCAGATACTTACTACTTCTCCAAAAATGATACCGCGAAAATTAAATCTCTTGGAATCACAACTTCTAGCCCCAAAACTGATTCTTGGATATACAATATTCCAAACAAATTTGATGTAGAAAATGTAACTATATCAGACTCTTCTGTTCCCTCTTATGTGGTAAGAACTTACTCTAAAAATAACTTTAGAGTTGGTGATTCAATTACTATTACAGACACTGCTTCTGTAACAAATGGTGCAACTGTAACTGGAGTTATTGATGAATATAGTTTTATTATTGCCGGACAAGGAGCATTAAGCGGTTCTGTATTCTCTGTTCAAAGAGGCATTCTAAAACCAAAAGTAGATTCTACACTATCACAATACTCTTACATAGAAAAGTATTATGCCAATGTGCAGAATACTTATGTAAAATTCAATCAAGATTTACTTGTAGCATCTGCATCCTTCCCCAATTATTATAATCAACCTTTAGATTTCTATGATAGAAAAGTTGTTCTAAATGGAGAATACAATGGAGATACCTTTACTGTATCTGGAGTAAATGATCACGGATATCAAACTGGCGATACCGTTTATTATGATAAGTATGTAACTCAAGATCCTGAGTTTGGATTTGAAATTACTAGCGGTTTTGATATCAGAGAAGGAGTTTACTATGTAAGGAGATTAAGTTCATCACAATTCAAACTTGCAAGTAGTCAAGCAAATCTCTATAATGAAAGTTATGTTTCTATATCTGGTATTGTAACATCAAATACTTTACAATATAAAGATTTCCACAACAAAGAACTTGAGCATCAAAATTTACTGAGAGAAATAAAAGCACCAAACAATGAGAGTGGAATTTATGAAACCGAACCAGGAAAAACTGGTATTCTCATTAATGGTGTAGAAGTATTAAACTATAAATCTGAGAATGTTGTTTATTATGGTTCATTAGACAATATTACCGTATCCGCTAAAGGAAATGGATATGATGTAATTAATCCTCCAGGTTTTAATATCACCGATGATGTTGGAACTGGTGCTACTGCAGTATGTGCAGTAAAAGGTTCCTTACAAAGAATTGAAATTATAGATTCGGGTTTTGATTATGTTTCTAAACCAATTATCACCATAACTGGTGGAAACGGAACTGGTGCAAAGGCTAGCGTAAACACTAAGTTTGTTGAGCACACAGTATCTTTCAACTCAACATCAACTTCTGGAGAAGTTTCTCTCACAGATAATACGATTGGATTTGCAACTTATCATAAGTTTAGAAATAATGAGAGAGTAATTTATAAGACTGATGGGCAAACTGCAATAACAGGATTATCTGCAGATTCTCAATATTATGTTGAGACTGTTGATGCATCTACTGTTAAACTTTACAATACTGAAGGAGACGCTATATCTGGACTGAATACGGTATCACTCACTTCATTTGGTGTTGGTGTTCATAGAATTCAGTCTTTTGATAAAAAGCAAATTATTTCAAATATTGTAGTTGATAGTTCTGGTTTTGATTATGAGAACAAGGAAAGAAGTGTTTCTGTCACTGGAATCAACACAGCGTTAAATCAAGTAAGAATTGCAAGTCACGGATATAATTCTGGTGAGATTATTAAGTATTCTACATCTGGAACTGCAGTTGATGGAATAACTGAAGACACCTCTTACTATGTTACTGTTATAGATGAAGATAACTTCAAGTTATCTGCAGTTGGTTTAGGAACTACAACAAAATCATTCTATTATGACACCAAACAATACATCAATTTAACTTCAACTGGCTCTGGAACTCATACATTCAATTATGAGCCAATTAGCGTTAATGTTAATGGGAAGATTGGTGTTGCGACTTTTAGTGGGCAAGACTTTAACGCAGTCATTCAACCAGTCTTTAGAGGAGAAATTGATTCTGTTCAAGTAACTGATGGTGGAGTTGGTTATGGCGCATCAACTATCATTGGATATAACAGACAACCACTACTTACAGTTTCTAGTGGTTCTGGAGCAGAATTGCTGCCAATCGTCTATAATGGACAAATTATTGAAGTTCTTGTAACAAACCAAGGAAATGGTTATAATTCTCCACCAGATTTGGTTGTAAATGGAACTGGCAATTATGCAAAACTTACTCCAGTTTTAAATAGTGGCAGAATTGTTGAAGTTAAAATTGAAAGTCCTGGAAGTGGTTATGAAGAAAAGACAACATCAATTGATATCATTGCCAGTGGTTCTGGTGCAATATTTAATGCAGAAATTCAAAAATGGACAGTTAACCTTTTTGAGAAGTATTTCAATGTTATTTCTAGTGATGATGGTATTTTAGCGAATTCTACAAATGAAGATTTTGGTATTCAATATACCAATTTATATGCTCCAAGAAAACTGAGAGAATCCATTTACGGTAAGAGTCAGGATAATCAAGTCAAATATGGAGTTTTTGATCTTCAAAAAATAAGTGAAAATGAAGTGGCATCTCAATACCACTCACCAATCATTGGTTGGGCATATGATGGAAATCCAATTTATGGCCCATATGGATATTCAACCAAATCTGGTGGAACTATTAGGGCGATGGAGTCTGGATATGAGAGGATTGAAAAATCAAATCGCCCATCTCAGTTTGACTTGGGATTCTTTGTTGAAGATTATGAGTTTACTGGTAATGGAGATCTTGATGAGCACAATGGACGTTTTTGCGTAACTCCAGATTATCCAAATGGAACTTATGCATATTTTGCTACAATTAATCCAGGTGCTATAGAAAGTTCTGGCCCATTTGCAAAATATAAAATACCAGTTTTCCCATATTTAATTGGAAATACGTATAAGTCAAAACCAAATGAATTTAACTTTAAGTCAGCATCAAACCAAGTTTCTTATGACTTGAATTCGTCGGAGTGGTTTAGAAATACAACTCCATATTTCTTGAATGAAGACACTGCTCAGTATAACTTCTTATATCAACCAAATAAAGTAAGAACACAATCTGTCAATATTACCAATGTATCAACTGGTTCTATTAATAATATTGGAATTCTTACAGGAGGAACTGGTTATCAAGTAAATGATAAGATTGAATTTGAATCTTCATCTGGACAACAACCAGCAAAGGCAAAAGTTACTAGAATCGGCGGAAAAGTAGTAACAAATATTAGTGTTGCTTCTTCTATAATTTCTAATTTAGAAATAGTTCCATATGATGCAACTGGTTCATATGTTGCATTTGCAAACTCCCCTCACAATTTTAATAATTCTGATTTAGTATCACTTTCTGGATTTAATACTTCTATCAACAGTCTCCAGAGAAGTTTTACAGTTGGTGTATCCACTGAAAGATTCAGTTTGAACACGGGTGTTGGAACTGCAGGAGTAACAGGAATTGTTACCTACTTTGAAGTTGCTGGCCAACTTAGAAATGAACTTCTTGCGGTAAGAGAAAATGATATTCTTCAAATTGAAGATGAAAAAGTAAAAGTATTGAATATTGATATTAAGAATTCTAGAATTAGAGTTCTTAGATCGGTAGAAGGAACTGTTTCTGCTGCTCATACAGCAACTACATTATTGAGTGAAGTATCTAGAAAGTTCACAATTGATTCTTTACCAGAAAATAGAGTAACATTCAACTACAATAGAGAATTATATTTTAATCCAGTTGAAGCACTTGGAATAGGAACTTTGTCTGGAGTTGGAATTGGAACAACAATTTCATTCGCAAATCCAGGAGCAGGACTGACTCAGATATTCATTCCTACTAGAACGATTTATCTTCCAAGTCATGAATTGAATACTGGAGATTTAGTATCATATAATAACAATGATGGACTCTCCATTGAAGTATTATCTGGAGTAACTACTTTTAGAATCGCAAATGATACTCCTCTGTATGTTGCAAAAGTATCCAACGATTTAATTGGTATATCTACATTTAAGGTTGGACTCGGTAGCACTGGAACATTTGTTGGTATTGCAAGTACAACAGCAACCAGTGGGTTACTTTATTTGACTGGTATTGGAACTGGAACAAATCACAGTTTTACAACTGTCAATTCAAATGTTGTTACATGTGAAGCAACTAAGAATATCGTTACTGTAGCGACGGCTTCCACTCATGGATTATCCTTGAAGGACAATATTAATATTGATGTCGTTCCTGGAATTACAACTACAATCACTGTTCAGTATGATGATTACAACAGAAGAATAGTCTTCAATCCAAAATCATTTGTATCTGGTGATGTTGACGTTTCAGAAAATACAATCACTATTAATAATCATGGATTTAATAGTGGAGATAAAGTTATTCATACTTCAACGTCTCCATCTGGTGGACTGGAAGATGAGAAAATTTATTATGTTATTAGATATACAAAAGATAGAATCAAACTTTGCAACAGCAGATACCAATCGCTAAGTTTTAATCCAGAAGTTGTTGATATTTCATCAGCTTCATCCGGAACTATTTCTGCAATCAACCCAGCAATTAATGCATATAGAGGAAACACTGTCAAGTTTGATTTGTCAGATTCTTCATTATCATCTCTGAGTGGTTCTACTCTGTATTCAGCATTTGATATGAATCTCTACACTGATAGAGAACTTACAAGTGTATTTGAATCCAGCAGAAATTCTAGTGCTTTTGAGGTAACTAAAATAGGAACAGTTGGTATCAGCACAAATGCTTCTCTGTCTTTAGTTGTTAATAATACTATTCCAGAAAAATTATACTACAAGTTTACTGTAGTAAATCCAAGTTTTGTTTCAAGCACAAAACAAGAAATTATAATTGATACTGAAGTTTCCGGAAGCAATGAAATTAATGTTGTCAAGAGTTTGTATTCTGGTTCTTTCTCAGTAACCGGACTTGAAACAACTGCTACTTTCACTTACAACTTACCTGAAGTTCCAGAAAGAGATTCTTACTCTTCCACAAATTCAACTACATCTTATACCACCAACTCAACAACAGCGTATGGTGCCATAAGTGATGTTCAAATCACATACAAAGGTTCTGGGTATAAGGATGTAGTTGGCATATCTACAATCGTTGGGGTTTCAACTAATGCAGATAGAAATGGGGCTATTTTGGAACCATCTAGCACATCAATTGGTAGAATACTTTCTAGTGAAATTGATGGAATTGGTTTTGATTATCCTACCGATAAAACACTAAGACCCGTCATCAATCCTCCAGAAATTCTTCAAATTGAACCACTTTCTTCATTCAGAGAAATTGGTATCAGTTCTGCCGGAAACAATTATTCATTAGCACCAAATCTGGTTGTTATTGATGGATTTACTGGAAAGCAAGTCTCCGATGTTGACTTAAGATATGAGCTTGGTGATACAAAAGTAACTATTCTAAAAAATACTTTTGGTATTTACAACACTACACCAAAAATTATTCCAACCAATAATACAAATGGAATAAGAATTAATAACATAAGTTACGATTCTTCAACCAAGGAAGTTACTGTTGGACTGAATACGTCTTTTAGCGACTCAGCACCACTATCTGTTGGAGACAAAGTATTAATTGAAAATATCAGCGTCGGTGTTGGTAGCACTGGATATGGATACAACTCATCTAATTACGGATATTCACTCTTCACTCTTTCTAAGGTTTATATTCCTCTGGGTGGAAGTGTTGGAATTGTTACTTATAGTTTAGATGGATATCTGCCCGAAGGAAAATATCCAGGTAATTTTAGTGCGCTAGAATCATATGGCAAAATTATTCCACAAAAAGATTTCCCAGTCTTTGATGTCAAATTCAAGAAAAATAACTTCATTCTTGGAGAAGAAGTTAAATCTAGTGGTAATGTTGGTAAAGTAGAAAGTTGGAATAATGAAATTGAAATATTAAAAGTTTCCAGTGCAAATGAGTTTAATGTTGATGATTTAGTAATTGGACAAACTTCAAAAACTCAAGGAAATATTAAGAAAAAAATTGACTTTAATGCAGAGATTAAATTATCCTCTTCGTCGATTGTCAAGAAAGGATGGAATAGAGAAACTGGATTCTTAAACTTCAATACAGAAAGAATTCCAGATAATAATTACTATCAAAACTTCTCATATTCACTCAAATCCAAAATTTCTCTTGAAACCTGGGATGATGCAGTAAGTTCTCTGAACCATACTTCAGGCTTCCTAAAGTTCAGCGATTTAATAGTTGAATCTCAAGATGCAGCGTTCCAAGGTGTTTATTCAGACTATCAAGGAAGCACTGTGGATGTTATAGCAGATATTTCCAGGTTCATTGATTTAAATTGCTACCCTTATTTTGATATTGTTACTGAAAATGCACTTAATGGTGACTTTGGAACTATTTCTGATGAAATTTATTTCAGCACAAGAGTTTTAACTGACTATTTTGAATCTTTTGGAAACAGAGTATTAACAATTGATGATATTAGTACTCAATTTAATGATACCCCAAGAACAGAAAGATTCTCCGTTGTCAATAAATTTAATATCAATCAAAGAGTCAAGAAAATCTTTACCCTTGCAAGTGATAGAAGATTTACAGGTGAAAGACAAGCATTATTTGTCACCATACTCCACAATAAATCTCAAGCATTCATTGGACAATATGGTAGGGTTGAAACTGTTTTAGATCTTGGTGGATATGACTTTACAATATCGGGAGATGAGGGTTACCTATTATTCTACCCCACAAAATATGCAGTAAACAATTACAACGTAACTCTTGTAAATTTTGATATTGATAATACTGTTGCTGGAATTGGATCAACAGCTCTTGGCGATACTGCTGTTATTTCTTCTTCTAAGGTTGAGTCAGTATCATCATCTACAGACGTTGTTTCTATTGCATCAACATATAGAACTTCCAAGATTATTCTAGAAATTGATGCAGACAATGGAGTTTTAGAATATGATGAATTGAACGTCATTCATGATGGAACAGATGTTGAGTTGTTAGAATATGGACAACTGACAACTAATCCTTTAGATGAAACTGGAAATTCAGGCCTTGGAACATATAGTGCTTCTATTTCTGGTGGAAATGTAAATATTGCATTTAATCCTATTGCAGGTATTGCATGTACTGTTAATGCCATTACAGTTTCTCTTGCAAGCACAATTAGTGCTGGTACTGGAAGTACTATTCACATTGGAACTGATGATGGATCTGATATTTGTCATATCGAAAGCAAAACCACTTACATTTCTGCTTCTGGTTCTCCAGGAATAAATACGATTTCAACTTACTCTTCATCACTTAGTGCTGCTTACTATATTGTAAGTATTGAAGACACTACAAATAATAGATATGAGATGTCAGAATTGATATCTATTGCAAATGGTGGCAGTAATGTTTACCTGACAGAATATGGAAATGTAACAACTGCTGTTGGACTTGGAACAATTGGAGTAGGAGTTAATGATAGTGGCGATGTAAACCTACACTATACTCCAATTGCAGGAATTGATATTCAGGTTAGAGTTTTCCAAATGTCTCTGCATTTAATTGATGCTGACGATGATAGGGCTGGAGAACTTGATTTAAATAATGCCTCAATTACTGCTGGTTATGGTTTCTATGAAGGAACTGATATTGATATCAAACGAGCATTTGAATTGAGACACAAAGGAAGAGAAATTTTCCTCAGAAACTTTGATGGAAGTGATTCTGATGTTGTTGATGTTACAGAAAATACAATTTTACTTCCAGAACACTTCTTTGTAACTGGAGAAGAGTTGGTTTACTCTTATGGTAGTGATGAAACTTCAATTGGAATTACAACAACATCTGTTTATGCGATTAAGATTAACGATCAAAAGATTAAATTGGCTGCAAGTGCTGCTGATGCACTGAACACCACTCCTGTTCCTATTGATATAACTGGTGTTGGTGTTGGAACTTTCCATACATTAACTGCAAAAAATCAAAATACAAAATGTTTAGTTGCGATTGATAATTATATTCAATCTCCAATTGTTTCAACTTCTGTAACAACTGGACTGTCTACAAATGCCACTAGATCGGCGGCAGTTTTAGGTTTTACTGGAATTACTTCATTCTTTGGGGGTGATTTAATTCAAATTAATGATGAAATTATGAAGATTAATACTGTTGGTTATGGCGGAAGTGCAACTGATATTCTTGTCGATCGTGGATGGATGGGAACTGGCATTGCAACCCATGCACAAAATTCCTTAGTTACTAAAATTGTAGGTAATTACAATATTGTTGACAATACAATCAACTTTATAACTGCACCTAAAGGTGCAATTCCAATTAGCAGCACAACAAATGCTCCTGATGAAAGAGATTGGACTGGAATTACCACATTCTCCACTTTCCAAGGAAGGGTATTTACAAGATCTGGAATAGAAAATTCTTCTGCTGAATCATACGAAACAAACTATATTTTTGATGACATTTCACAAGAATTTGATGCGACTGAAAAAACATTTACATTAAAATCAGATAAAAATAACGTCACGGGATTTAGTACAAATAATGCAGCGATATTAATCAACGGCATTTTCCAAGGCCCAACTGGACAATTGTCAGTAGAGCAGGATTATTCATTGAATGAGTCTACTGGTATTACTAGCATTACTTTTACTGGTACTGCAACTTCTATTGCATACGATCCAAATAATGCATCAATTCCTGTTGGAGGAATTATTGTTTCTGTTGGTTCTACTGGTGGTTTTGGTTATCAACCTCTTGTTTCGGCAGGAGGAACAGCGGTGGTTTCTATTGCTGGAACCATCTCTTCCGTAAGCATTGGCAATAGCGGTTCTGGATATCGTTCTGGTTCTCAGACTGTTAATGTTGGAGTTACTACCCAAAACACTGGAACACCTTCCATTGAGAATATTGGAACAGCAACAATCAGTGGTGGACATATTGTTAGCGTTACAATTACAAATCCTGGTACTGGATATACTTCTTCAAATCCACCAATTGTAATTTTTGATGCCCCACTCTCATATTCAAATATCCCTCTTGTTTATAGTGACGATTCTGCTTCTGGATTTGGAACAGAGGCAACTGTTAATATCGTGGTTGGCCAAGGTTCTAGTGTTATTGATTTTGAAATTCAAAATTCTGGATATCGTTATAGCCAAAGTCAAATTTTGACTGTTCCCATCGGAGGAGCAACAGGAATTCCTACTGATACAACAAAAGTATTTGAAGAATTCCAAATTACAATTGAAAGAACTGAATCCGATAAGTTTACTGGATGGCATTTTGGAGAACTTTTGGTTCTTGATAAAATTGAAAATCAATTTAATGGAACTAAAAAATCATTCACATTAAAAAATAATTCTTCTCCAATCACTATTAGAGCAGCAAAAGGTTCTTCTATTGATGTTCAGTCAACATTGCTCGTTTTCCTGAATGATATTCTTCAAGTCCCAGGTGAAGGTTACTTATTTGTTGGTGGCAGCACCTTAGTGTTCTCAGAGGCACCTAAGGGTCCATCTGCTGATGGTTCATTTGATGGAGATACTTGTAAAATTCTCTTCTATAAGGGAAGTGGTGATGTTGATGTAGTTTTCCGCGATTTACTAGAAACTGTCAAAAAAGGAGATACTCTCCAAATTGACGGTGAGGATGTTAGGTTGGTTGAAGAAATTATTTCCTCTGATACTGTTGGAACAAATGGCTATAATGGAGCGGGGATTGATGAAGATCCAAATAATCAAAGAGTCGTTACTTGGTGTAAGCAAACATCTGATAAAATTGTTAATGGACAGATTGTAAGTAAAGCAAGAGTATTAAATGCTGCTCTTGTAAATCCAACCACTAATATTATTCAACCAGTTGGTGTTGGTTCTACTATTGCTTATGTTGAAAGTGTAAGAACTTTCTTCAATTCTGAAAAAGAAAACAATACTACCCGTAATACTCAGAACATTGTGTTAACCTCACAAGATTCAATTGTTGGGGCTTCAGCAACCGCCGTTGTTTCTGTTGCTGGAACAATCACTTCAATAGTTATTTCTGATGGTGGCGTTGGATATACAACTGCACCAACAGTAACTATTGCAAATCCTGTTGGATACGGAACAACTGCAAGAGCAACGGCAACTGCAACTCTTACTGGTGATTCTGTCTCTTCAATTACAGTTTCTACTCCAGGAACTGCATACACAAATACAAACCCACCTGTTGTTCTTATTGAGATTCCACAAACCATTTATGAAAATAACACTTCAGATTCTTACACTGGAGATTTTGGCATTATCGTTGGTGTAACATCTACATCTGTTGGCGTTGCATCTACTGGATTTGTTCTTGATTTGTTTATTCCAATTAATTCTTACTTGAGAGATACTACCATTGTTAGCACTGCTACAACCATTAGTGGTATCCAAACTGGCGATTATTTCGTTGTCAAAGATAGTAATGTTGGAAGTGGAGTTACTTCTCTTTATCAAGACAATACTGTTCTGGGAATTACTACACAATTCTTGGATTGTGTATATGAAGTGGCTGCCGTTTCAACTGCAACAACATCTGTTGCTGGTGTTGGTGTTACTTACATTAGACGAGTAACCGTTAGTGTTAGTGATTTGGGTAATATTTCTGGAATCGGAGCAACCGAATTCTATGGAGAGTATTCGTGGGGAATGGTTGACTTGGGAGCCAGAACCTCACCACAGACATTTAATTCATATACTTCGAATGGTTCTGCTGGAATTTCAACATCGGCAACCTTGACTAGAGTACAACCTTTGAAATTGTCTGATTATAGTTAAATAAATAAATAAAAACCATTTAGAAATGTCAGCAATTATAACTGATCAACTTCGTATATTGAATGCGAAAGAATTCGTTGCTAGTGTGGCTTCCACTAGCAACTCTTATTATAGTTTTGTTGGATTACCTAATGCAACTGAAGTAAGTTCTACATGGGACACGGATCCACCAGATCCTAGAGATAATTTTGATGAGGAGAACAATTATTGGGACACAATGGTTGCTCTCAAAAAAATTAATGAATCAGATATTAAACAAGTTGTTAGAAAGGTAACTTGGCAATCTGGTGTCACCTATGACATGTATAGGCATGACATTAAAGCAACAAATCCATCAAGACCTTCAAATGCAATTAGTTTATATGATGCAAACTATTACGTAGTCAATTCTGACTATAGAGTTTATATTTGTCTTCAAAATGGAACCAATCCAGAAAATCCATCTGGAAAAGCATCACTTGATGAACCAACGTTCACTGACTTAGAACCAAGAGAAGCAGGAACAAGTGGTGATGGATATTTATGGAAATATCTTTATACTATTAGCCCAAGTGATATTACTAAGTTTGATTCTACAAACTTTATGCCAGTTCCCGCTAACTGGGAAACCAGCACTACTAATGCATCAGTTAGAACCAATGCATCAACTAGCGGACAACTCAAAATTGTAACAATTACTAATAGGGGAGTTGGAGTTGGAACTGCAGGAAGGACATATACAAGAATTCCAATTAAAGGTGATGGAACTGGAGCGGAAGCAACAGTTGTAATCAATAGCAACTCAAAAGTTGAATCTATTACAATTTCATCAGGTGGTTCTGGATACACTTATGGAACCGTAGATCTTGCTGGCGGTGGAGCTCCAACTGGTTCCACAAGTCCTGTATTTAATGTTATTATTCCTCCTCAAGGTGGACATGGTGCAGACATTTACAGAGAACTTGGCGCAAGAAATACATTAATCTATTCTAGAATTGAGAATGATACCGAAAATCCAGATTTTATAACTGGAAACCAAATTTCCAGAATTGGAATCATTCGGAATCCAAATGCATACAATTCCACAGAAAATCTTTCTCTAGATAAAGCAAGTGCGGTTTATGCTCTCAAATTAACAGGTACTGGATACAGTTCAACTACATTTGACGCAGACGCATTTGTTACACAAACAGTCGGAGTTGGTTCAACTGCAGTCGGCAGAGTTATTTCTTATGATGCTACGACGGGTATATTGAAGTATTGGCAAGATAGATCACTTGCAGGATTCAATACTGATGGAACGCAAAATACCTCACCCACATATGGATTTAGGTTGCAACGTTTTACCGCAACTCCTGGTTCTGGTGGTTCTATAAACATTCTTGGTGGTTCTACAACTTTGGCAATTCAGACATCCTTCACAGGTGTCTCAACCGTAATAAATAGTAGGACATATTACCTTGGCCAATCATTTACGCAAGGAGTTGCTCAACCAGAAGTTGAAAAATATTCTGGAAATATTATTTACGTAGATAATCGTCCATCGATCACAAGATCAATAAATCAAAAAGAAGATATCAAAGTCATTTTGCAGTTCTAAAGAATTATGTCTCAGGAAACGAATCTCAACGTAGCACCATATTTTGACGATTTTGATGCAAATAATGACTATTATAAAGTATTATTCAAACCAGGGTACCCTGTTCAGGCAAGAGAATTAACTACTCTTCAGTCAATATTACAAAACCAAATTGAAAAATTTGGACAGCACTTTTTTAAAGAGGGTGCAAAGGTTATTCCTGGAAATACTGCATATATTGCACAATATCCTGCAATTCAGATAGAAAACAGTTATCTTGGAATTCCAGTTTCTGACTATATCAATCAACTTATTGGTGCAAAAATTACTGGACAAACATCTGGAGTAACTGCAGTCGTAAATAAAGTTATTCTTTCAGATGAGTCCGAAAGAGGAAATACTACTCTTTATATAAGTTATCTTGGTTCAAATTCGTCAGATAATTCTACTGTCCAGTTCTCGAATGGTGAGAATTTAACCTCTAACGTTACAATTTCATCAGCAAACACTATCGTCGCTGTTGGAGAACCATTTGCAACCACCATAGCGACAGATTCGAATGCTATTGGTTCTGCATTTTCTATCTCAAATGGAATTTATTTTTGTAGAGGACAATTTTTAAATGTAAGTGATGAGACTATTATTCTTGATCAGTATTCAGATACTCCAAGTTACAGAATAGGACTTTTACTCACTGAAGAGATTGTTAATGCTGATATTGATCCATCACTAAATGATAATTCTAAGGGATTTAATAACTATTCTGCTCCAGGAGCAGATAGATTAAAAATTACATCATCTCTGTTTAAAAAAGAACTGACTGATTTTGATGACAATGGATTTATTGAACTTGCCACAATTAATAATGGTGTTTTAAGATCTCAAAATAAAACAACTGAATACAATGTTATTGAGAGTGAATTAGCAAGAAGAACATATGCAGAATCTGGAGATTACTATGTAACTCCTTTTGATTTAACAGTCAAAGAATCTTTAAATGACAATATTGGCAATAGAGGCGTATTTAATGCCAACCAACAAACTTATGGAGGTTCAAGTCCTTCTGAAGATTTAGCATTATATCAAGTTTCGCCAGGAAAAGCCTTTGTTAAGGGGTATGAAGTTGAAACTATTAGTCCAACATTTTTGGATGTTCCAAAAACAAGAACTCTTAAAGTATTAAACAATCAAGCAGTCAATTATCAAACTGGATCTACTCTTAAACTCAATAGAGTTTATGGTTCACCAACTATTGGAATCGGAAACACTTATATTCTCAGTTTAAGAGACTCTAGAGTTGGCGAAACTCAAACCAATTCTCCTGGAAAAGAAATTGGTTTAGCTAGAGTTTATGATTTCAAATTAGAATCTGGCTCATACAACGCCGCTAATTTAAATTTAAATGAGTGGAACATTTCTTTGTATGATGTTCAGACATTCTCTGAAATCACTTTAAACGAACCAATCACACTGTCTACTCCAACCTTTGTTAAGGGCAAGTATAGTGGTGCGACTGCTTTCTTAAGTACATCAGTAACAGCATCAACAGGACTTACATTATATGATAGAAAGGGTGACTTTATAAAGAATGAACCATTTATTTTTAATGGTATCGAAAATACTAGAGTTGCGACTGCAGTAACGACTTATGGAATTTCTGATGTTAAGTCTGTTGCAGCCGCGGCAGGAGTAGGAGCAACATTTACTGCAGATACAATTCAATCCGATTTACTTAATGTTGGCGTATCTTCGATTGGAGCAGTTGATGGTGCTACTGGAATTAGTGTAATTTCTAGCACAAATCCACAATTCCCAGGAAAAATTAAAGTTGGAAATATTCTCAAATTCAGCAATCAAACATCATCAGATCCAGTCCTTGCTTCTGTTGTTAGTGTTGGTTCGTCACTCATTTCTGTAAGTGGAGTCACAACCGTAACTGGTATTTGTGATGGAAAACTTCCAGCATCTGCATTATCAGTTTCTGATTTAAAAGTTGTAGCAACAAAACTTGAAGGTTCTGTAGATAATTCTTTCTATACAAAACTTCCAAAAGATAATATTGCAGAAGTTGATTTAACAGACGCATCTTTGACA